TAATGGAACTAATTTAAACCTTGCTGCACTTCCTTCATTCTTTTCACTATTAACAATCATTAATCTATCTTTTGGAAAGTTTACTAAGAATGGTGTAATATCTTTTCCTGAATTATTCCAAATATTTAGATTAAAGTCTTGGTTTGTTTGTGCTAACAAATCTTTAACAATCTCATATAACCTATATGGTCTTTGATATGTAGCAACACATAATTCTATTTTACTATCTCTAAGATTTTCCTGCATCTTTGTAAATATGTATGATTAATTACTACTTCTTTTTGACCTTGTTTTGTTATACTTTTAATTAACTTATCTGCCTTTTTGCTTAAAAGATATTCTAACTTATCTTCTACATCTAACCAATTTGTGTATCCAATATAATGTTCTCCTTCTTTTATTCCTTCATCTTTTAATCCTGCAAAGTTAGGATGGAACATAAAGCCTCCATTTCCTAGAACCTCATAGATTCTATTACTCCAATAGAAGTCATCCATTGGATAGTTTGGAGAAATTATAATTTTTGCACTTTTACATAGGTCGGCAAAGTCTTGGTCTCTAATTTCATTATAAGTTCTAAACTTATCTCCTAACAAACTTCCTAACGCTTTAACAAACATTTGTCTTTCTCCGTAGATACTTCCTATAAAAGCAACATCACATTCAAATGCTGGGTTTTTCTTTCCTTTAAATCTTTTAATTTGGCAACCCTGTTTAAGTGAATAAGCATTAAATATTTTATGTCTCCTTAAGAATGTTTCATCTGTGAAGAATGAATAATCAACATAATTAATTATTCTATCAATAAATATTTCTCTTTCCATCCAAACCTTATCAACAAACCATAAAACTTTTTTGCAATCAATCTTACTAAGAGTATAAATTAGTTTATCTATACTTGCATACATTTCTGTTTCACTTTTTGTTAAGAATCCTCCCTTGTGGAATAGGAACATTTTTGCTCCCTTACAAGCCTCAATAACTTCTTCTGGTTTATATTCTTGGTCATCGAATAAGATAACTTTATATCCCATTAGTTTTAAAGAGTCTATTACTCCATCTTCTATTTCTTTGTATTTTCTATCTTTGTGTCCTAGGTATATTATTTTTTCCATTTATTTTGTTTCCCAGCTGTCGTGCCCCGTTAATGTTCCGCTGACAGCAATGGACACTAACGAGGCTGGTAACATTCAAGGAATGTTATACTTAGTTGTTAGATATAACTCTAACTCCGTAAGTAGCGTTTAATACAGATTTACCATATACAACGTCTGCGGCGTACTTTGTTCTCAAAGATTCACCTTTTAATTCCTGCATCTTTGGGCCACCTGCTGCGAAAGCAAATACAATCGCATCCTTGTGAACCAATAGATTTCTGTGACCTCCTTCTGTTCCAGCTGTTCCAGCAGGAATTTGAGAAGTAACAAATACAGGAAGTCCGAACATTTCGTTTTGAGGAAGTGTTGGAAGTATAGCCCTACCATACTTAGAAGCATTTACTAAGTTTGCACTCTGTAAAACTTCTTTGTAGTATGCATAAGGGTGGAACATCCAAGCACATTCTTCTAAAGGAATGTTGTTTGACTCCATAATAGCCATAGCATACTCTAATGTAGTAGCAGAGATGTTAGTCGCTGAATCTCCTACACTTGGAGTAATACTAGAACCTAGAGCCAAAAGGTCTGTGTCAATCTTTTTAGCCAAAGCATATCCCATTTTGTCTTGATATTCCTGTTGAATCTTGTAGTTCTTTGAAGAGACTTCCTTCTGATAATCTGTAATAATGAATGATGTTCCCATCCATTGGTTAAGAGTTAATGCAGTAGTTGTGTCGCTTAAATCAGTTGGAGCAATATCTCCACTTGTTGTGGCGATAGCTGTTGCTGTAAAACCATTAGTTACATTAGGAATATGAAGTATATCACCTTCACCTGAAATTTCATCTGAATAGTCGGTAAAGAATTTTGCAGCAACTAATCTTGCTTTCAAAGCTCTATTTACTCTAACTGACCAAATTTCCACTTTGTTAATCTTACAATTTCTATTCTTGTAAGGTCAGACTATCGCATCGTCATTTTGACGTATTCTCACTTAGTCGTTCACACTGCACACACGCTTTAATAATTTTATTTCTTTTGAATAATTAACTCTTTGGTCTATAACTTCTTGTTTAAGGTGTTGACCTCCACCAACTGTCTTAATAAATGAATTTTCTGAAAATGTTTTAAAGAATTTAAGCATTACTATTGCTTCTTCTTTTTTTATTTTTAAATATGGATATACTTTTTGTAAAAAAGGTTTTAATACTTTTTTATTTTCAAGTGTCCAACAATAAGAATCTCTATTTTTACCAATTCCCTTCCTTTCATAAATACTTCCACCAAAACTATCTTTTAACCAATAAATAAGTTCTTTATTTATAAGGGCTATTCTAAGTCTTGATTTATAATATCCATTAGTAGAAAGTGGAATATCTAAACATCCTTCTCCATCTATTAATCCAGCTAAATATGATGCTGTTAATTTATTCAATTTTAAAATTTGTGTGTTGCTTGTGCCTTGTTAGCGTTTCAGCTTCCAAGTCAATTAGAGAATATTTTACACTCCCAAAAAGTTGGTCAAACTTGTGGTTAGGAGTAAAGGCGGTAAATGTTTGTCCGTAAGCCATTTTTATGCACCCGTTCTACCATTTCTTGTCTTTGATTTCTCTATCAACTCACGTTCGTAAGTTTCAAATTCATCTTTTGACATTTTTTCTATCTCTCTCATTGGCTTATCTATAAAACCATTTGAAAAACTTTCGGTAGAATCAGGTCTTTTATTTTCTCTTTCGACCTTTTCTCTCCTATAAGCAATAGCGTCTTTTACTACTTCACTATTTAGGGCAGCAAGAATACCCTTAGGTGTTTTGTCTTTAGCTGCATCCATAATTAATTTAGTTTCATCTTCACTAAAACTTGATAGGGATTTAGAAAGGGTTACAATCTCCAATGGGTCAACCCCACTAGTAGTTTCCTTTTCAATTCTAATATCTTGACTCTTACTTTTGGCTTCACTAAGTTCTTTTTCTAACTTAGTAACCTTCTCCCTGAAGTGTTCCTTCTGGGCAATAGCAGATTTCAAGTCTTTCGTTGATTTTTCTTGGTTTTCTCCATTGGTGTTTTCAGATGCACCACCATCAGTTTCGTTTTCAGGAGTATCGTTCTCCAATTCGGTTTCTTCCATAATATAAAATTATAGTTGATTATCGACCTTTTTTCATTTTAAAGACTTTTGTGTCTATATAAAATCTTGTTTCTTGGTCTCCTTGACGGATTCTTCGGAAGCAAGTTTAATATCTTTAAAGAACTCTCTCAAACTATGCCAGTTATCAATCATTCTATCACGTTCTAATATTTCCTCACTTGTTCTTCTTGGCATATCAAATATTCTATCTCTTTCTTGAATTAACCATTTAGCACCAATAGATTGAAGTTTGAGTTTATTTATTTTTAAGAACTCTTTTTCGTCTTTTGATATTTTAATCATATTGTTGTTTTACTTTTAACAACTGATGCTGGAACTGTTTTTTGTGCGGCTATTGAACCACCCATCATCGCTTGTCCTACTTGTTCACTCATATCTGGTTGTGCATCTTCATCAAATCTTGTTGGTGAAATACCTGATAAACCAACCAATTCATCAAATATTCCCTTAATCTTTGGGTCTTGTAATACAGTTGGATTAGAACCAAGTATCTGCATTATTGTTTGAAGGGTTGTCATTCTAGCACCTGTATCAATGTTCTCATTAGTAATAACAATCTTAATCTTATACTTTAGATTTGAATAGAAATCTGCATCTATTGTTAAATCTTTTTCCTTCTTGACTTCTTCATTAATTATTGCTTTTAAAACATCAATTTGTTTTTGGTCCAATAGTCCATTCTTGGCTATTTCTCCAACCATTCTTTTACTAAGTCTTGATTTGGTAATTAAATTCCTAATCTTATTAACCTCATTCTCATCAAATTCTTGTAAAGAAAGTGTATGTAATAAGTTTCTACCATCTTTAAAGTCTGGTAAAATCCAATCTTCTAATATTTCTTTAATAAATAATGATAGGTCTTCTTTCTTTAAGTCAAAGAATCCAGAAGCCATTTGAGATTGTAATACACTTGAGCCAAGTGGAGTTCCAGAAGGAGCTCTTTCACCTCTCATTGTATCATAACTAAATGTTCTTTTATCAACCAACTGGTCAATTCTTGATTCTTCTTCTTGATAAGCACTAAGATTTCTTTCCTCATTAACAATAGGAGTAATTTCTGCGTTTGCTTCAATCACTTCACCATTATCTGTCTCGGTCATTAAGTTCTTATTGAAATTAGTAGCACGAGTTTGATATAAATGTTTAGATGTCCAATGTAATCCTTGTGTTTTGTAGTTCTGAACCTTATTAGTATGGATTTGAGCCTCAAATAATTTCTCTACAAAACCTCTACCCATTGCTCTTCTAGGAATATCATCCCACTTTATTTCTTTATAAAGGTCTTCTTTCTTAATTGTATCACTAAATAGTATTTCACTATTTACATCACTAACTATAAAGTAATTCTTCTTAGTCCCTGCAACATATCCATATCTTTCATATACATAAATATCTTTTAGTTTTCTATATCTAGCATCAGCAAGAATACTATTGATTGCACTATTTTTCCAACCATATAAATCTGCATATGTTTCAAAGTCTTCTAATGACCAACAATGTTCCTCAATAATATATGGTGAACTTAATATTTTTCTCACAGATGGTGAGTAATATATATTTTGAAGTGGAACATTACATATTGATTTTCCTGTTTTCTTTACAAATAAGTGTCCATACTTTGGAAAGTTATAAACAAAGTCATTAAGTATTTGTCCAAATGTTTGTCCATTGATATTCTTTTTACTTTTCATCCATATTCCCAACTCCTTTCCAAATAACCAAGCTGGATATTCAGATGCTCCATCTTCTGGAATAATTAAAATATCTTTAGTATCAATATCAATCATTTTAGAAGCCACTAAACAAGGAGTTTCAACTACATTGTAAAAGAATTTCTTGTCTCCTAAATCATCATAATCATTATCCTTAAATCTATCTACCCAATAAAGGTCAATTAGATTAATAACATCTTTTGGTGATGGAGCAAATACTGGAAAAGCTTTACTATTGGCAGTAAATGTTTTGAAGTTTTCTACTTCTTGTAATGTTCTATCTTTTACACTTATCATATATAATTTTTATTATGTCTCTTTTTTTTACTTTCTTGTATTCTTTTTTCTAATGCTGTCATTGGGTTTGCTTTTCCATTTAATCCCCAGACTGCTAATGCTAGAGATATAACACAATCATCGTGTTTTCCTTCTGGTGCATTGTAAATCATTTTACCACTATCACCAAACTCATAACCATATTGTCTTAATTCATCAATTAAAGTATCATTGGATGGAATCACTATTTCCTTTTGTTCTATGAATATACTTAATTTCTCAATAAGGAAGTTCTTTGATTTTCCACTTAAGACATAATCATCTGTGAAGACTCCACTTCTTTGTAGGTCTTCAGTAACTGGACTTCCTAATCCAGTTGAATCAATAATTACTCTTGCATTATTATATCTTTGATGGATTGCTTTAATCCTTGCCTTTTGTAAATTCCAATCTATTGTATTAAATCTATCCCAGTAAACAACATTGTTATTATAAGTATCAACAACTGTCATTACTGTAAAATCGTTTGCCTTTCCTAAATCAACTCCTAAAATATAATTATGTCCATCTTGTGAATCCTTTAAACATTCTCCAACAACTCCATTTATTCCTCTAAATACACTAGCACTATCTTGTAAAAATATTGCTCTATATTCTTGGTCGAAACTAAGTTGTGGCATCATCTTCTTTGCTCTCTCCCATTCTTCTGGTTTAAATGATGGATTAACTCTTGATTCAAATTGGAAACTTGAATCTGTTTTCTTGCAATCTATAAATCTATCCCAAAACCAATTTTCTCCCCTAGGGGTACTAATGAAAACTATTCTTCCTTGCCTACTTGAAGTAGTAGGAAATAAATAAGTTTCATAAATACCCTTAGAAATCATAGCTGCTTCATCAATAACAATCAAATCTAATTCTTCTCCAAGTAATGAGGTTGGGTTTTCTGCTGATTTACACTCTAACCAAGAACCCCAATCTGTTCTAATTGATGGATATGGTTTAGATTTAATATTGTTAAGTTGACTTGGTGCTGCCTTTGCTAAAAACTGTATTACATAATCAAACACTTTCTTTGTAAGGTCATATGTAGGAGCAACTATCCAAACCCTTCTATTTGGTTTTAGAAGTTCTCTTAAAACAATATAACCACATACAGCACTTTTTCCAAAACGTCTTCCTGCACAAATAACTGTTTCTCTTGCACTACTTTCTATAACAGGAATTTGACCACTATGTGGTATAAAATCAATCTTCTCTAAAAGTTTCTTCTCGTCTATCTCCTTCATCTGATATAAATAAATCTTCTAATTCTGCTTTAACTAAATTAATATTCTTCTTCTCAGCTGGATAGTAATTCTTAAGTTTAAGTGCCTCCTTTGTAGCATCTAATCTACTCCTCTTATCTTCATTATCTGGACTAATAAGGTCTCTTAACACATTCATTAGGGAATTGTCTGGAATACTTGCATCAAGTAATTGTTGCCAAGTAGTTGTTCTAGTTACCTTTAAGCATTTAGATGATGATTCACTATATCCAACCTCCCTCATAGCACCACTTACATTAGGCTTATCTCCATTCTTTACTTGCTCACTAACCTTTTCAAAGACCTTAACAACATTACCACCATTCTTACGAATAGGTTTTAGATGTTTAAGTTTTTTCTCTGTACTACTTTCCATTTTTTACGTATGTCTTAATACTTTTTAATGGGTTAATTTTAGGTTTCCCCACCATAGTATAGTTTTTATTCTTTCTCTTTAAGTCTTTTTCCATTTCCTTTAAGGTATCTCTCCAAGCCTGTTCCCTTGCTTCTATTTGTTGCTGACGAATATCCCTATTTATTTTTTTTAGTTGTTCGCTTGAGTAACCTTCTGGGTTTTTTTTGTAATTCATAATAATTGTGTTAATATATATAATAATTCTCCATATTCTTTTACGCACTGGGTTTGGAATCTTATTGTTCCATCACTTTTGCTTTGTGGTTCTTCATCTAAATAAGGTAAATGACTATCCAATGAACTCCATACCAATCTAATCGCCCTCCTTATTTTAGCTTTTCTTTCTTTGTTTGTCATAAATGTAAGAAATACTTTACATTTGATTGTGTGACGCCTCCCCCCCTCCAATCTCCCTGTCCCCCTCCTTTCCTCCCTCTCCTCCCTAGTATTCCCTACCCCCAAGAGTCTTGTCTTGGTCAGAGTGTAGTATTCTAGTATGAGTGTCGGTCGTCTTAGTCGGGCTAGTTACCTCGTTTAATCCTAACTAGCGGATTTGGTAAATCACTTTACCTCTCTATATTCAGTATAGCATACTTTTTAAGGTTTGTCAAGTCCCCCCTATCATTTATCTAATGCTTGTCTGTTTTACCTAAAATCTATGAGGGGACTAATGTCTATTTTCCATAAAATCTGTATGGAGACTATATCTATACTATTCACCTCTTAACTAGCCTATCCCCTCCCCCCCTTCATTAGATATATTAAAGAATATGTTTTACAAGGTGTCAATTATATGTTATGGTATAGTAGTATATAGTGGGTTATGTCTGATAAGGAAAGGATGAGAGTAGATAGCTGGTGTTATTAGGTGTTATTAGGTGTTATTAGGTGTTATTAGGTGTTATTAGGTGTTTATATGTGTTTAGTTGATTGTTTATTAACTATCTCTTTAATAGTCTTATCTCTATCTTATATATAGTATTAGTTCTTTCTTTGGTGGGCGGTTAATCATTGTATTACCTTATAGAATAAGGGCTTGTTTGTTTATAAAGGGTTATTTAATGCTTGTCTTTGTTATTTCGAGCCATTTAAATGCGTTTTAAGGGGCTTATTA